CCGCCTGTAGGGCAAGGTTCTCGCCAGAGCCCGATGTTACATGGCTTAAGCCGCCGTCTCTCCACTTAAGAAAGCTGGGCGCCAAATTGCGCTGGTATTCTGCCGCGACAGCCGGATTCTCCGCGAAATACAGCCCATGCCCGTAAGCCTGCGCCCCTTCGCCCGTGCCGATCTTCGACATATCGAAGCGGTCGAAATCATGCGGGCTGCCATGCCATGCGCGGATTGCGCCGGACTCATCGCGCAGCATCCGCCCGAACATGCCCTTTCCGGCTCGCTTGGCGATCTTTCCACCCGGCCCCGGCAACGCCGACAGGCCGAATACACCAGCCCCAAGCGCCATCGAGCGCAAGTCGCCGCGTGACAGGCCGCCGAGGAACTGACTCCCGCCCTCTTCCATGCCCGTGACATTGCCAACCGGCGTCACGTCATTGAGCGGGGCCATGATCCGCTGGCCGTATTGTGCCGCCCGCTTTTCACTCATCCCGAACTTGTTAAGCGCCTTGGCAATCCCGCCTTCGATCGCTCCGCCGATTGACTTGGGCGTGGCCTGGATGCTTCCCATTGGCGACCAGCGAGGCTGCGGAAAGACTGCCCTGTAATCAGGCAGGCTGCCTAGTGTCAGTGGGCCGCCCGACAGCCCGCCGATGGTCGGCATTTATCTCGTAGGTGCTATCGAGAAGAGCCGCCGCTTTTCAGGCGTCATCCGCTCGATCCTGTCGCTTTTCATCAAGTTGGTTTCGGCAATCTCACCGTCACGAATGGCCGCGTCGATACCGCTCGCCACGTTCTCAAGCACACGCAGGGCGAATGACAGGGCTGTCAGCTTGTCGTTGCGCGTTCTCGGGTCCAGCTCGGTTGACGCAATCTCGATGATGCGCTTGCCGTAAGCGTCCCGCTGGCCGTCAATGGCAGGCCCCAGGAACTCGTCGCGATATGCTCTCGCCCTTGTGCCACGGGCTGCTGCTGCGGCGTCATCCATTGACCAGCTCCCGGATTTGCTTGGGCGTTGCCTTGGCGAGGACGGCTATCGCAGCTTCGGCCATTTCCTTGGCGATGCGGTCCTTGCGGTCGGCGAAATAGACGCGGGTGAACGCGGCCTCCATCTCGTCGCGCAGGCTACTCATCGAGCAACTCCCACGCGTAGTGCTGCTCGCGCTGAGATGCCATCCGCCACGCGGTATCGAGCTTCGCCAACGCGCTATCGGTCAGTTGCTGGTAGTCCGCAGGGTCGCCCCTGAAGTCGGCCAACTCTTCTTGTATCTCCATGATCGCCGCCTTTGCGCGCTCAATGGCGGTGCGGACGCGTCGGGCGCTGTATTGCTTGGGCGTTTCCCTACTCATCGAGCTTTCCACCGGGCCGATTAGCACTCACCTTGGCGTCAGTTTCCTTGTCCCTGCGGGCCGCGTCGGCTTGTGACCGGCGTTCTTCAAACCGCAGCTTTTCAACCGCTAGTTGCTTCTCGAACTCGAACTTGTCGCGAGCCTGCTGAGCCTCGAACTCTGCCTTGTCCCTCGCCAGTTGGGCGTCTGTCTCAGCGACTTGCCTTGCAAGATCGGCCTTCAGCATCGCTTCCTGCCGCATCCCGTCGAGCTTCTGGGCCTGGAGTTGCTGGTCGCCCTGCATCTTGGCCGCCTGCATCTGCATTTCGGCCTGTGCCTTCTGCTCATCAGCCGAGGGCGGTTGAGGAGGCATCTCGCCCGTCTGCGGGTCTTTCAGCGTCTCGGGGTCGAGAACATAGTCTGCCGGCGAGCCAAGGTTGGCGTCTCTCACCAATCCGGCAATCGACTTGTAGATATGCTCCGGCGTCACAATCGGAAGCTGGGACATCATAACCTGCTGCTGCACGCCAAGCATCTGCATCCGGTAGGCGAGGCGCTGCTCCTTGCGCCCAGAGCCAAGGCCGACGCGGATAATCACGTCCATGTCCTCGCCCCACGAGCGCGGGTCGATCTCGCGATACTGGCCGTCAACTCTCAAACGAATGGGCGAACCATAGCGCGACAGCAGCTTCAGCTTCAGCCGCATCAACCGGGACAGGGCCTCGGCGAAGTTGCGGGCCAGGTATTCTTCCATCTGCTGGCCCTGCGCCTGCATCAGGGCGGTGCCAGTAGCGGTCTTGTTGAGGGCGTCGGCGTCCAAGCCTTGGTTCAGACGGGTAATGCCGGTGCGCGCCTCGCGCTGCCCGATCATGAACTCCATCGCCTGGAAAGCGATTGCCGAGACATCGTTCTTGGCTTCCGGCATGATCTCGCCGTTGCCGGTGGTGCGGATAATCCTGTTGGGGCGAACCGTCAGCAGGTCATCATAGGTGTTATCATTTACCGCAGGATCAGGGACGATGTAGCCCGGTGCGAGGTTGCAGTAGAGGCCATCCAGAGCCAATCGGTTGAGCACCGTGTTGACCCGCTGAATGTCCGTGACCTTCTCGGCCAAGGCGTGACCAGTGGCGCGTCCGGGCATCGGGAACGGGCAGTAGAGCGTGAACGGGTGATAATCGGTCGGCTCGATACGAAGGATCGTGTCGCCAACGCGGTGGATGCACAGCCGTTCAGCTATTCCATCACCGTCCGCGTCGAAGCAGACATATTCCTCAAGCAAGAGGACGCGGCGCAATGCACCTTGGCGTTCGGGGTGGAACTCCGGTTCTCCCCGAGCATCGGATAGCTGGTCAACGCGCCTTAAATCGCTCGACAGGCTTTCAACCTCGTCGCGGTCGAAGCCCATCTCCACGAGGTCAGAAAGCGTCTTGGCCGATGCGTGGGCCTGGTAGGGCATCGCATCGAGATCGCGGTAGTTGCTCAGATCGCCCCGGTATTCCTCTAGCGGAACGAGGTAGTCCTTGAACTCAGGCTCGCGCTCTTCCAGCTTGACGGCGCGGAACATCTCAACGCCCGTCTCGGGATCAATCCCAAGTGAATCAGCTTCAATCGCCTCGTCACGCTCTGGGTCGTCGGTCAGATACTCGACACGGGCGCGCTTGCGCTCGACGCAGGACTTGACGATGCCGGCGACGCACAGGTTGCCTTCCTTGAACCAGTCATGGAGGAGCTGGTAGCCCTTCCTTGAGAACTGGCGCTGGACGACCTCGGTGGCATCGTCTGCCGCCTGTTCTTCCTCTGAAGAACTTGGCTCAAACTCAACTACCCTGTCACCCGACACGAACACGCGGAGAACTGCGATCTCCATCTGGTCAACGACCTCGGCAACGTCGCGGGTGACAACCTGCGAGCGTCCGTCCTCTTCGTCGCCGTACAAATTGCCGTTGTAGCTATCGAGAGCGACCTCGGCCCGATCAAGTAGATCCTCGTTGCGGGAACGAACCTCTTCCTGCTTGAGGAATGCGAGGAGATCGGCAGATACTTCGATCATACGATTCCTCTGCTGCTGTAGACGAGCTTCTGAGCCTTCTTCGGCTCCTCGTGGGCAATGCACATCAGCCCGAAGGCATCGGCCCCGTGGCTGGCCCAGTCATGCTCAGGACCAAGCCCGATGTTGCGCTGCTCGTCTTTTTTCTCGTGATACCAACCCAGCGCGTCTCTGCCGCCCTGCGTGGTCTTTTCATTGAACCGGATCGACGGGAACAGCCGCCGTGCAGCCTCAACCCGCTTCATCGCCGCCTGCTTGCCCTGGTTCTTCACCACCTCGACACTGAAACCAGCCGAGCGAATGTGATCCTCGAACTTGTCAGCGGTCAGGTGATCGACCGCGGCCCCGTCATGCGGAAGATAGCAGCGGGCCGAACCGTAGCCATTCTCTCTGAGCCACTGGAGATGAGCGCCCAATGGCTGGCCGACCTTCTCGTAGTAGTTCAGCACGCGGATCTGAGAGCCGACGAACTGGGCAACCCAGATCGCGGTGGCGTCCCTCGTGCCTATGTCCCAGAAGCACTTGTATTCCATCAGCGGGTCGGCAGCGACTTCCGCTATCCGTCCCTCTGTCTTGGCGAGGGCTAGATCCTTGGCGAAGTAGGCGCCCTCGGCCACGGTGACGTAGCCGCCCTCCCAGATGTGGTCGTACTGGTCAGGCTGCATCCGAAGGCAGTCCAATCGTTCCTGCTCAAGCTCGGCAGGAAACCACGGGTTGTCCGACCAGTTGGCCTTGGCGACGATCGAGCCCGTAGGTAATTCCTCACCCCTGAACGTCACGTCCACAGGGTCAGTCTTGAGCCTCGGGTTCCAGCTCGCCCATATCTCGGAGTTGGGTTTACGAATGGTCGGCCTGAGTAAGTTCCACGAACGAGAGCTGACCGTCTGGGCCTCCTCGACCCATGCCGCGTCGAAGCCCTCGTATGACTTGATCGACTCTGCCGTGTGGTCTTGCAAACCAGCGAACACGATCAGCCCGCCCCCCGGCGTCTTGATCTCTGTCCCCTGCACGTCGAACAGCGAGCCTAGCCCGTGGTCGATGATCTTCTGCTCAAGCAGCCTCTTCGCCGATTCCTTGAGCGACTTCTGTATCTCGCGGCAGCACAGCCCGCGAAAGCCGGGCGTCTTGACCGCGTAGCCAATCATCAGGTCGGCGAAGAACTGTGACTTTCCCGAACCACGACCGCCATGCGCCGCCTTGTAGCGGGATGGCTTCAGTAGCGGCTGAAAGACCTCGGCGGCCTCAATCTCCAGGCTTGGCACGAATGACCCAGCCGACCTCGGTGATGTTGGCGTCGACCTTGAAACTGCCCTCGATGGCGTTCAGCTTGGCGTGGACATACGGAGCAGCAGCCTTGGCGCAATCAATGCGCTTGGCATCTTCCTGTATCGGGTCACGCATGATCCGCAGCAGATAGTCGAGCGGCATCTCACCGCCAGCCTCTGCCTTGGCAATCGCCTCCTCGGTTACGCGGTTCGTGCCGTGTTTCTTGCGGCCCGCGTTAGGCCGTGCGCCGCCGTGAGCCATCACTTGATTTCTTGAAACTTTTTCAAGGCGGATGACGGGAGCCTAATCTGAATTGGCGGGCCAAGTGGCTTGCCGTCCTTCACCCTTTGTACGACCGCCATATCAAAGGAAGGCAGCCCGACCCGCGCCAACAAGACGGCGCCGCTATAGTTGTTGTCCATGGGTCATCCTCCGTTTCCGCTCCCGCTTGGGGTGGGCGGTGACAGGATTGTCAGTTGAGTTTCGGGTGAACCGTGATGAAGCCGTCAGCTTCGATGTGTTCCAGATCAGGCTCGTCGGCCATCAGGCGGTGAACGCCGTCCATATCCACCCAAAGCCGGGCAAGCACATGGCCGGGAGCATATTTGTGGAGCGCGTCAATGATGTCGAACGACGCCTTGATTACCATTAGGCGAAATCCACCTTGAGCTTGTTGCAATAGACTTGGCCGGCAATGATGCAGGCGCCGAAGAAGCCGATGCCGATGCCCAGGCCGATTGCGAAGAGTTTCATTCTTCCACCCCGCTAATGTCCTCGGCGAACACGCGAAGCTTGCCAGCCTCGAACATGCCCATCAGCTCGTAGGCGGTGGTGTTCTCGCCCCAGCCAAGGATCGAAATGCCGTTCTCGTTCTCGAGCAGGCAGATGACCCGATCAACTTCGCCCCAGCGGCCACTATCGACATCATCAGCAAAGCCGCGCGCCATGCCCGAAATATCCGCGAGGTTGCGGATCGGAAGATGCTCGACGTTGGTGCTGTCTGATACCAGGCGGAGATCAGCCAAGGTCGAAAGGGCCGAGTATCGTTATCGACCCACCTCCTGATTTGCGCTTCAGGGCCAGCTCGGATTCGGCCTCCAGGAGCTTGAC